GCTCCAGTAGCACCAGTTGCTCCAGGCACAAGTGTAACAGGACGCATGACGCCAGAAGCAATGAAGAAAGCAGAAGCAGAATCCAAACTTGCTCGTGAAAGAGCAGAAGCAGAAGCCAGACTCAAGCGTGAAAGTGCAAGTGCAGTTGATGTTGATGAACAAAAGCGTTACAATGAATACATCGAAAAAGAGATACAACCAAAAGCAGACGCAAGTAAAACAATTAGTCGTGTTCGCAGAGAACAGGTCAGTGGTCCAGAAGGTATTCTAAACAATCCAGAAATTGCTGGCTTATTGTCAGGCAGTCAAGGTGGCGAAGTTGGCAACATTTTGCGTGACTTGATCACAGGACAGTTCAAAGATCAAGCAGACTTGTCAACTCGTGTAGCCGCATTGAACTTGACACCGCGTCAAAAGGATGTGCTGTATACACAGATTGGTTTGAACAACCAAATTGCTCCATTGACATTACGAGCAAACGCTGGTCCAGGTGCTGTATCCGATGCTGAACAAAAAGCCAACAGAGAAGCCAATGTGGACATTGCTCGTCAACCCTTGTATTCTGGATTGACGCTAATGACGAGAGACCAGTTTGAGAAAGACAAGAGTATTGCTAAGAATGATTTCCGTAGCAGTAATCCAGAGATACGCAAAACAGATGCACTAAACAAAGCATGGGCGGCACAGGAAAAGCGTGCCAATGAAGCATACGATGGTATCTATGCGGCTCGCGCGGCATACATTGCCAAACACAATCCAGGCAACAAGAATCCAGGCGCTGTAGTAGATGCGTTTAAATATTATCCAGTGCCAGTATGGAACGGTAGTTCATGGGACTATGGAACAGAGTATGCTAAGAAAGCGGCTCGTAGGCCTCTAGGCAGTTTTAACAATTAAGGAAACAATATGGCATTTAATCGTGAAGCCGCTCTAGCAGAAGGTTACTCAGAAGATGAAATCAATGCTTACATGCAGGCTGAAGCAGAAAAGAAGAAACAACCAACAGCCCCAGTAGTTGATGTTGGTGAGCCCCCTGCTCCACAGACCAAGATTGAAACAGTAGGCACCAGTCCAGAAGCAGTTGCTACTACAGGTGCTATGGCAATTGCTCCTTATGTGTTACCAGCGGCTGCAGCCGGTGCTGCCGCATTGGGTGGTAGTAAACTATATGGTGCTTGGAACGCTAGTGCCGAAGCAGCCAAAGATTTAGCCAGGGCTCAAATGGAAACTGAGGCAGGTCGTGCCAATCGCGCGGCACAAAAAATAGGTGTAGCAGGACCAGCAGTTCCCACAGGTGGTGCCCAAATTAGTGCAGTTGCTCCTGCAGGCGGAGTAGCCGCTAATGAACCAATGACACAAAAGCCAGCAAGTATGCAAAGTAGAGTTCAAGCAGCCGCGGCAAATAATATTAAGAACTTACCGCCTGCTTCAACAATGGGTAATATCGGTAAGATGGCAGGTCGTGTATTGCCAGGTGCTGGCACAGTATTAAATGCAGTTGATGCTTATGACAGAGCCAAACAAGGTGACTACCTAGGTGCTGGTATAGCAGGCGTTGGAGCCGCAGCCAGTCCATTCCCTGTGTTGGGCACAGCAGTTGGTATGGGCACAGGTGCTATCAACGCTTATAGAGATTACTTGAAACGACAAGAAGAAGAAAAGAAAAGGATGGGCCAACAATGACCACAGCAGAAGCACTAACACAGATATTCAATGACAACTTTGTTGCATACTTTCGCAGTCATGCGGCACATGCCAATGTAACTGGTCGCAACTTTGCCAGTGACCACAAGTTGCTACAAAAAACCTATGAAGACTTACAAAGTCAAATTGATACACTGGGTGAATTACTACGCACATTGCAAGAGTTCATGCCCTGTGACATACAAGAAATATTAGACAACAGTAATTTAGATACAGGTGCCATTGAAGGCACAGCAGAAGAACTTATTCAAGCAGGTATGGATGATTTAGAATACTTGGTTACAGAACATCGTGAACTTATTGAGATCGCTACTGAAGAAAAGCAAGACCAAATTGCCAACTACGCACAGGATCGTGTGTTGGCACTGGAAAAGCATATTTGGATGTATAGATCAACGCTGGAGTAAAGTTAACTCGCCGAGACCCTATCAAGAACTAGAGTTATTTTGCGAGTTTCTACTCTAGGTATCAACTAATCGGCAGGAGTGGCTTGTGTCGGGTCGTCAAATAGTTTAGTGGGCTTGTAACTAAGATCAATCTTTTTATAAGCGGCACTTCCCCTTAGAATGAAACCGCGGCGTTGGTGCATTTTAAGGAACACAGTTTGTTCGTGTCTAAGTGTATTACTGTGTAGAATAGGTATGTTGTGAAGTTGGCAGAATCGTTCCCATAACACTATCATATCATCTATCAAGTTAACACGACTGCGAACACTTAGGTTAGGGTCTACATGAGCCATACGCACAGAGGCTACTTCTTCTGTGCTCCATATGCTGTGCTCACCGGTTCTAACCCAAGTGTATGCTAACAAGCGATTGTTGCTATCTCTTGCGGCAGCGACTAAGTCTGTTTTACCTGTGTAAAATTGATTTACCAATGCTGAGACAATGTGATGTGATAAAACATTGGGATTGAAGTTGAAAATAGTGTCTACTTCAAACTTAACCAAGAGGTTAAGATTCATTATGTCCTGACTGTCAGCAGGCGCGGCATAGTTCCATGTATAATGCATTGCAATTCCTTTAGTGTATTTAATATCGTAAAATTATAACATAAATATTTGTATGGAAAAAGAAAAAGATCAAGCAAAGACCAAAGGCAAAAATGGTGGTGCCCGTCCCGGTGCTGGCAGAAAGCCTGGCAGCAAAAGCCACATCACAATTGAAGGCCTGTTAACACAAGTCCAAAATCAAACACGAGGACAAGACTATGAAGCATTGTTAATTCAAGACTTCTTAGATGCCAGAAATGGACACAACAAAGAATTACTGTTAAAGTATCATAACTTAATATTGAACAAGGTAATGAATACTCTAGCAAAGATAGAAGTAACAGACAGCGAAGACGCTGTGGAAGCCAAAAAATTAGCATTCGCTGAAGCATTGTCTAAATTGACTGGTATAGAAAACGCTAAATAATAGTATGCCGCTAAAGAGGCTAATTAAAGGAAATCAAAATGAAATTTGAAAAAGTAAATCCAGCAACTGGTGCCGCAGGTCCTGGTTTCAGCCGCGGCACAAACAAGTATGCTGGCAACATGAATCAACATGGCAATCCAGATGCACTAATCAACAAAGGCCGCGGCCCAGTTGGTGGTGGCACAAAGATGCCTAGTTGTGATGTAGAAATGATTAGAGGTAGTAGCAATCCACAAAAGCGTCAAGCAGTCAGTGATGGTGCTACAAGAGCATTTGAGCCAAGTGCTACACAAAACTACAAAGGTAACCCAGACAAGATCAATGAAGGTCGTGGTCCAACTAAAGGGAATCAACGATGATCAACGCATATCAAGTAACAGGCTTAACACACAAAGTAACTGCTACAGCAGTCAGCAGTGAAATTAATGTTACACCCACAGAAGCAGGTGTTAACTTTAGCGGACAAGGCGGCCCTGTATTCTTAAAGATTACTAATGGTAGTGCCAGTGAGAATGTTTATTTTTCTACAGGCACTACAAGTCAAACAGCAGTCATCCCAACAGGTGATGGCGTGCTTGCAGGCAGCACACCAATTCCAGCCTATGCTGAAGTTATTGTTCAAGTTGCTTCAACATCAACATCACCTGCAACAGTTTATGTTGCTTGTGTGGCAGCCGCATCAAGTCCGGTGTTTATTACACCAGTGACAATAGTAGCATAAAAGGAAAACAAAATGAAATCAACTAACCCACAAGGTAACAAAGAGATTAACCAAAAGCGTGGACCAACAACAGGTAATGTTGCCACAGGTAGTAAGCGAGCAGACTTTGAAAAAGCCAAGAGCACAAGTAGCGGTGAAAAAGCCGGCTTGGCTAAGATGGTAACAGATGCACTTGGTATGCGTGGTCGTGGACAGGCAGCAAAAACTAATCCAGCATTAGAAGGTGTCAGTAGCAATACTAACACAGGTCCTAAAAAGAACTCTACTGCTGACGGTAGCCGTTTGCCATCAAAGTATAAGAAGTAATCATGAGCGGCATGTTTAGTGGTCTAAGTAGCGGCTTGGCTGGTCAATTGGCTAATAATGTTCTTAGTCCAGCACTAAATCGCATGACTGGTGATAACCGTGCAGGCGAAATTGGTGCCAACATATTCAGAGACAACATGCCTGGAATGATTGGGTCACCACAACAGCCTGGTTATCAAATGCCTACTCCAGGACAGCCAGAACTTCCGGATGTGGAACCAAATACACAAGGTAATGAACAATACTTTTTACAAATGCGTCAAAGCATTGACAGTCTAAATGAAGCAATGAAACAAATTCAAGGCATGCAAACACCTGGTGGACAATATAACAGTGATATGGGTATGATGAGCCCAGGCAGCAATTATAACAGCGGCGCCAAATAATCCAATTGCAGTAAACTAAATAACAATGAGACAATAGTCTCTATAGCATAGAAAATCGAGGAAATGAAATGAGTAAAAAACTAAGCCCACCTGCAACTGCAGCCGTGGAAAATCCCTGGGACGAATCCGCTCCCCCAACATCCGAAGAAATAATTGAAGTAGCAAATCAAGTTGCTGGCATAGTGCCTAAGTCAACCAGCAATGCTGACTTTGACATAGACGGTCTAATGACCGACTTTCCCACGGCCAAAGAACTTGAGAGATTTGTATTTGATGAAACGGGGATTGTCTTAAACTTAAAAGGTCGTGCCAATAAGTTAAAGTATCAAGTAGCCATGGATGTATTAAATGGTGAAGAAGTTGATCCAAAGTTTCTTGGTGGAGATAATCCATACATTGACAGAACTGAACTAGTTCCAGTAGAAGAATTAAAAGCAGTTCCTGCTAGAGATAAATCTTTACCAGACCCAATTCAAATGCAAAACATATTTGTCAGTAATGGTATTCCACACACTGACTTTGAAAGTCGTATGCAGGACAAGAAAGTTTCAGTATACTTCCGCAAATACAAAACAGGTGCAATTAGTTATGAAATCGTTGGACCAATTGAACAACGCCCACATGGTGTTAAATTAGACAAATATGGTCGTGAGCGTCCTGAAGTTATTAAATGGGTTGACCCACGCACAGGAGAACAAGTTGTTGTTCGTGATGATGGCACCTTAACTCCACAGGGTCGTAAACTTCGTGCGCTGATGCAAAGTTTCAAAGTAAACAACAGCAATCAATGGGACACTTGGATTGACAGAGACTTTATTAGTTTGAATGAAAATGTTCTAACCAATGTTTGGGACTTAGACAAATGAACACGCCAGAAGTTCGTGACGGAATGATACATCAAGCACAGCAGGAAAGAATTGTGCGTGATACTATGATTCTACAGAAAGTAAATGCCGCACACAGGGAAGCCTTTGTAGAAAAGTTTCCAGGCCAATGCGAGCATATACTGCGTTTAATTGCTGAACGCTTGCAGGCTGTGTTGATTAACAAACCTGCTACATTAAATGATCCAGCAACATGGACTACCACTGCTGAAGAAATATCAGCCTTGAGTTATGCATTACACAATGTATATCAAATACACAGGGATATAAAACATGTTCAATCTAACACACAATGAAACAAGCGCAGTAGACATCGGTGGAGTTTGGACTGGTCCTGACGAGTTTGAACTGTCATTTAGAATCAATCAAGATGATGAAGATGATTTAAACATACATTTGATTCTCAGCACTGAAGAAATTGAACAGTTTGTTGCGTATCTACAAAGTAAACTGGCAGTTAATCGACTAAGGCAGATGTAATGCTGGGCAATGATGTATTGATGTCCAGAGCATTGCGTTGGGCAGTGGATGAACATGATTTAACCATTGATGCTTTATCAACAATACCTGGTCCATTAAAAAATCAATTAATGGATTTGAGTATTGTTGTAGCAGACGATATGAAGTATAATCAACTTAAATACTTTAGACCGTTTGAACATCAAAAACAGTTCTTCAAAACAGGCTCAGCGGATCGCCGAGGAATACTTGCAGCCAATCGAGTTGGCAAGACAGTGAGCACTTGCTATGAAACTGCCATGCACTTAACAGGACAGTATCCTGATTGGTGGGAGGGACATAGATTCACAACACCAATTACAGCAATGGTAGCAGGTGAAGGTTGGAGTCAGGTTGCTTTGGTGTTACAAAACGAATTACTAGGAACACAGGATGTTAAAATTGTTGAAAATCTTGGAACTGGTGCTATCCCCCGTGATTGTATTGTTGTGGATACTATGCGAAATGATGGTGCTAACAACATTGGTTGTGAAATCAGG